GATATATCATACCCAAGAGGTATCAATGATATAAACAAATATAATTTAGAAAGTAACCATTTACCTATCCATATTAGAGCTTCTCTCCATTATAATAAAATGATTAGAGAAAATGATAGCATGAAGCACTTATCAGGGGTAAAGAATGGGCAAAAAATTAAATACATATACATAAGAGAGCCTAATCATATTAGATCCAATGTAATAGGATTCATAGACGACCTTTCTATAGAGTTTGATCTTCATAGATACATAGATTATAAAACACAATTTGACAAATCCTTTTTAGAACCACTTCGATCTATAACATCTCTTATTGGATGGGATGTTAATATTGACGGATTGACTTTCAATTGATATTATCGAAAATAACATATAGAATTAACCATAGGTAAATTAATGATAAAAACACACAATTCAACGGGATTGAAGTATTTGTGTATAACTAAAAGGTTAGATTGGAAAAGTATAGCGGTTCAGGATCATATTGGAAGAATCATCTAGATAAGCATGGATACGATTGTAAAGTTAAAGGATATACTAATCTTACTTTGTGGTGGGTGTAGTTGAAGAAGATACGAAACGAGAAGTATATTCTAAACGCACGACTACTCTAAAGAGCGTGTAGGCGTCGATAATCCTTCAGCTAAGATCGTTATATGGATGGGAGAGAAGTTAACTAAACGAGATTTTAATAAATTAATTAAATCTAATAATATATCTAAAGATGTTTTAGATTATAATTTTAAACATCGAAGCGATTGTTCATACCCTCCGGAATCAAGTACTGTGTATGAGACTATCACATGCCCGCACTGCAATACTACAAGTACAGGTAAACCAAGCGCTTTTAAAAGGTGGCATTTTAACAATTGTAAATTTAAGAAAGATGAGTAAATGGCAAATAAACTACTTGATAAAATTTTAAAAAATAGCACTACAAAATACACTTCAGTACTATCAGAATCTAAAATGTTTAATGATAAAGATAGGGTATCTACAGGTATTCCTATTGTAGACATTGCATTCTCTGGGGAAATTGGTGGAGGTATTACCTCAGGTCTAACTCTCCTTGCAGGACCGTCTAAGTCGTTCAAAAGCCTCTTAGCATTGTTATGTTTAAAAGCATTTTTAGAAAAATATCCTGACAGTATAGGTGTTGTATATGACTCTGAAGGAGGAATGACACCATCTTACCTGAAGGGTATTGGAATCGATTCTGATAGAGTTGTTCATATTCCTATCGATCATTTAGAGATGTTGAAGTTTGATATCGTTAAACAGCTTAGCGAAATCGATAGAGGAGACAAAGTAATGTTTATCATCGACTCTATTGGAAACACAGCATCTTTGAAAGAGCTTACCGATGCTTTAGATGAGAAAACTGTGGCTGAGATGCAAAGAGCTAAAACTATTAAAGGGTTATTTAGAATGGTGACTCCTTCATTGGTTAATAAAGATATTTCATGTATTGCAATTTGTCACACATATGATGAGTTGGGAATGTTCCCGAAGCAGATGATTTCAGGCGGATGTCTTGCTCCAGGCCACAAGATCATTATGGCTGACGGTACGCTAAAAAACATTGAAAATGTGATAGAAGGTGATATAGTAAGAACTTTGATAGGTGATAGGGAGGTTGTGAACGTATGGGACAAGCATACGCTAGAGAACGGTAATCCTGAATGTTATAGTGTTGAATTTGATGATGGTACTACAGTGATATGCTCCGATTCTCATAAGTTTTTAGATGAAAATTTTAAATGGAAGAAAATTACAGAATTTAATGATGGTGATTGGGTAGTGTCGAGGGACTAATGGTATAAATACTTGTATCAGGAGGTACAAGTATTGCACAAAAATCTATCGAAAAACTATATTAAGATCTTTCCGTCCATAGACCTAACTAAAGGGTATCTGAGCGTGGAGGATAAAATCATGATAATATCCAAATATATATCAGACGTTAATTATAACGATTCTACTATATATCAACATATAATCGACTTAGACTCCACCATAAGACCTATGGTGCAAATCAAAGCTGAGATGATGAAAATACTGAATCCTAGCGGCGCGATTGGAGGATCGAAAAGAACTAAAGAGTATTGGATCAACAGGGGATGGAGCGAAGACTATGCCACCGAGAAAGTGTCATATCTACAGTCCATAAACTCCCCTCGTTCGAAGTATTATTGGACATCGAGAGGATATAGCGAAGATGATGCTATATCCAAAGTATCAGAAACCCAGACGTCCAATGCTATAAAACTACACGCTAAATTTAAAGAAAGTGGGCACACTATATGTTGCTGGTCTACAAAATTCTGGGTAGACCGAGGATTTACTCTAGAAGAGGCTGTAGAGAATGTAAAATTATACCAGAAGAACAATTATTTAAAAGGCAAAGAAAAATACACCAATACCGATATAAAAGAGCTGAAGATATTGTGTGTAGAATTTTGGAAGAAAAGGTATCCAGAAGATTACAGAAAGAGGTACGAGGAATATCTTTATACTCGCTTTGCTGAATCTAAAACTTTCAGATCTGGGGTATCTGACGAATTTTGTGATTGTCTAGCTTCTCATTATAGGAATAACAAACTATACTACGGGGAATACGAGTTTGGGAAGTATATAGACGATGTTGGATACGTCAAGTATGATTATGTGGATCTAACTCTCAAGGTTTGTGTTGAATTTCATGGAGATTACTGGCACAAGCATAGTCCGTACGCTACCCCAGAAAAGGATTTAATCAAACAAAGATATATCGAATCTCTAGGGTTTAAGTATTTTGTCGTTTGGGAATCTGATTACAATAAAGATAAACAGCTATTAATAGAAAATTTAGTTAGGGATATAAATGAAAAAAATAGTATCAATTAAACCTGTTGGCAGAATGAATGTTCACGATATATCTGTAGATGAAGCTGAGCATTATATATTGGAAAATGGAGTAGTTTCACACAACTCCGGTCTAATCTATTCTGCAAACCAAGCATTTATCATAGGAAAATCACAAGAAAAAGAAGGTACAGAGATTGTCGGGTGGAACTTTACTTTGAACGTTGAAAAATCTAGATTTGTTAGAGAGAGATCTAAACTCCCGTTCTTAGTTACATACAACGGAGGAATATCTAAGTATTCAGGTCTTCTAGATATTGCTCTAGATAATAAAAGTGTTATCAAACCCGCTAATGGATGGTATTCTAGAGTAGATTTAGATACTGGAGAAATTGAAGATCGTAAATGGAGAGCTAAAGAAACAGACACAAAAGAATTCTGGGAACCTCTTTTGGCTAATGCTAAGTTTCAACAGCTTGTTAAAGACAGATACCAACTAAAGACAATCTCTCTAGACGATAGTTCTGAACCTACTGAAGACTCTACAGAGGATCTTGATGATGAATAATTTTTATTACGTTACAAAAGAACAATTAAAAGATCTAGACATAACAACAGATAAAGATACTGTTATATGTCTCAACAATTCTCCTTTTAGAAATTGGATTGTTGGATTCGACATTTTCGAAGATTCTCCAGAGAGGTCTGAGGAATTTTCTTTAGGAATGGAATACGAAGCTTTGAAAATTCCTCAAGATGTTTCTGACTCTGAAATCATAGGGAATAATCAGCTCCTAGGAGAAACGATTAGAGATATTGTTAGAGAAGCTCTCAATAGACATCTGGAAGAATCTCTAAAAATCTGATTGAGAGTATATCTTATATCTCTTATAATATTTCATTAATTATATATTTGTAGTGAGTTGAATGGCAGCATCAGTTGAAACAATTATCCTATCAAATCTCCAGAAAGATGATGCTTATTCTAGAAAGGTTCTTCCTTTTTTAAAAGAAGAATATTTTCTAGACGATGCTTCTAAAAATATATTTAAAACCCTTAAAGATTATACTGACAAGTATAATAATCTTCCTACTATATCCGCTCTAGAAATTGAAATAGATAAGCAAACGTTTCAAGAAGAAGTTCATAAAAATATTCATAAGTTACTAGAAGATGTTAAGATCTATACCGATCAGCCAGACTCTCAATGGATCCTCAATGAAACAGAAACATTCTGTCAAGATAGAAGTCTATATCTTGCTATCACAGAAGCTATCTCGATATCTAACGGAGATCATAAGAACCTTTCTAAAACAGCTATTCCAAAACTAATGGAAGATGCTTTGGCTGTATCTTTTCAGACAAAGATTGGGCACGACTACCAAAAAGATTCTCACGATAGATACTTGTCATATATCAATAAACCTGAGAAGATTCCGTTCCTCTTGCAAGGATTTAATGATATTACGGATGGAGGAGTAGAAAGAAAAACTATCAACGCTTTCCTAGCTTCTACTGGTGTAGGAAAAACTATGATTATGTGTCAGTTAGCTGCTGACTATATTAAGCAAGGTTATAGTGTTCTATATATTACTTTAGAGATGTCTGAGACCAAAATTGCTAGACGTGTAGACGCAAATCTTTTAGATGTTAATATGAAAGATTTATCCAATCTTAAAGAACAGCAATACTTGACAACCTTTAATAATAAAGTAGATTCTAAGAAGTATGGAAGATTAAAGATTGTAGAATATCCTAACGGATCAGCTCATGCTGGACATTTTGTGTCTCTATTAAAAGAGCTTCAATTAAAAGAGAAGTTTGTGCCAGATATTATATTTGTGGATTATCTGAACATTTGCGCATCTTCTAGAGTCAAAAGAACTGATAATAGTTATAACTATGTAAAGAGTATAACTGAAGAGCTTCGAGCGCTAGCTCAAAAAACTAATACTGTCATATGGACAAGCACGCAAAGTAACCGGACAGGGGCAAACTCTACAGATCTAGATATTACCAATACTAGCGAATCTATGGGATCTACTCACACTTTCGATTTCTTTTTAGGGTTAGTTGTAACAGAAGAGCTTCATAAGCTTGGACAAGTGCTTTGTATTCAATTAAAAAATAGATATGACGATGTTTATAAGAATGCTAAGTTTGTCCTAGGTACCGATAGGTCTAAAATGAGATTCTACGACCTTACAACACAATCGACGTATAAACAGGCAGTTGCACCTCAACAGCAAAGTAAACAGCCTCCTAGTGCAGTAAACAAGAATTCTAACAACGCTAACACTGTTAAAAAGTTTTCTATCAAAACCTCGAGCTCTACAGGAGACCTAACCGATAATGGCTAACCAATCTACAGCTAAAAAACAAGATAAGTCCGTTGAAAAATATAGTAAGGCTTTTAATGGGCATCCTCCCATGTTTTTAATGATCGATATCAAACCCCTTAGAAAGGTAAAGAGTAAATGATTGTAGATATAACAAGCATAGTCGAGAAGCAGGTAGTTAGAGAAAATGAAAAATCGTTTTCTCAAGCTGTAGAAAATCGTGTTTGGGAAAAAGATATTCCTTACATGGAAGCTATATGTGAACTAATGAACGAAAAGAACTTAGAACCTACTCAAATTCCTAAACTGATATCTAAGGAAATCAAAAATATATTACAACACGAAGCCTCAGATCTATCATTGCTCAAGAAGTAGGAATAAATGAATCAACTAAGACTCTATGAAATATATGTAGCAATGTCTCTACATTATTCTGATAAAGGATCTTATGATTTCCTAAAATATAGCGGGAAAACTAGAGTATCAGAAGAGTCGTTTTTAAAACGCAATGACAAATATTTTTTTGAGAAATATGCTAAAAAATTTAATACTGAAGATGATGCTATATTGTACTTTGCTGTTAATATGGCACACGATCGCAAATACATTATAAAGATGTCTGAGACTGAGTACGATCTTTTTGTATCATACAGAGATGCTATTCATTATAAAT